CATCGTCCAGCAGCGCCTGCTGCTGCTGCTGCTCGCCCAGATCCGGCGCGAACGTCGCCTTCGGCTCAAAGCCTGCGATCTTGAACGTCGGCACCTTAATCCTCCCGAAGTCCTTGTTCGGGTGGGCGTAGCTGTCGGTCCCGATCTCGATCACCGGCCACTCGTTGGGCTTGGTCGCCATGAACGGAGCGTAGTCCTTGCAAAGCCTCGCCACTGCGTCCAGCCCGCCCTTCGAGCTGGTCGTAAACGTATACAGCTCGCCGTCGTTTAAGCCTTTGCACAACAAATAATTGGTTCTTTGCCACGGATCTCTTTCCTTGCCGGTGCTGTCCACTTCCCATTGCTCGCGATCCATGTCGCCGAGTTCGTTACGGTGCGGGGCCTGGTAACGTTCCATCACCTTGCCCATCCGCTGCTCGGTCGGCTTGTTGTCTTCCCAGCGCTGCCAGCCGGTCAGCAACTCGCCCATGTTGGCGACGAACTTGGTTCCGTTAGGCACTTCGTCTTCGTCCTTGCCGGCGAGCCAGTCGCCTTTGGAAAACTTCAGCAACTTGCCGACGATCGACGTCGCGACGGCGCTGTCGGCGTAGTCGGCGAAGGGATTGTCGGATTGCTTGGCGACCGCTGTGGTGTTGCGTGTGACGATGTCGTTCATGTCAGAGTTCCTCGTTCTCGTTAGCCCCGCCGTAGCGGTGGCCGGTTCTTGCCTAGCGGGCGCTAGACAACGGTGATGACGAGCCTGTCCGTAGGCTCGCCCAAAGTTCTGAATGTGTCTAAATCAACGCCTGCCTCAACGGCAGCAGCCTGGATTGCTTTGTTATCAAAACCGGCGCGTCCCTTGACTGAGGACCATTGCAGTACGCCGGGAATTTTCCGAACACCCTTCTCGCGAAGGCGAGTCTTGATTTGATCTTGAAGCGCGCGGACGTCACTGTCTAGGGTGTCGCGAGATTTTTCCATTGCCCGAAGGGACAATGCCGCATCTTTCATCTCAGCCGCAAACTGCGGGTCAACATCGTTGTCCTGAAAAGGCAAGTTCCGGCGCTGGACCCCGCACGCAATCGTAAACGGACAGTAGCGACATTCCGCGCCGCCTGCGATCCAGCCCTCGGGCGGGGTTTCGTCAACCGACGTCGCGGTCATGATCGTCATCGCGCGCTGCTTGGCGGTGTCATACAGCGTTGGATCGAACGCGATCACGAATTCCTTCACGTCGGACCAGAACGATGCATCGGTGTATGACAACACACTATGGGTTGGCTGGTACAATGTATTCTCACGAACGATCCCCATCTGCACCTGGGTCTGGAACGTGTTCTGCGGCTTGGCTTCGTTCAGGTTGGTGCGAGGATCAACTGTCTTCGCCTCGACCATGCAGCAGTCGGCCTCTGTGCCGATTTCCTTCTTCTCGGCGTCGGTCAGCTTGGTGATGATGCCGTCAGGTGTTGCCGATAGAAAATCGCTGACGAATGTCTTCTGCTGCTTGCCGGCATATTTCAGTCTGGTCTTGAACCGCCGCCGCATTGCCGGTTCCCAGAACGCGTCCTCGAACACGGTGCCGCGGGCGCGGGCGCCCCAGGTCTCGGTGTAATCAGGATCGCGTGGTACGCGGTGTTTGGCGTCGTTCTCCGACTTCAGCCAGAAGACCTTACGAATGCACTGGCCGATCTCGGAAGCGCCGACCGTATTGCTGCGGTCATGCGTCCATAGTTTGTCGACTGCCGCGGCGTGGCGATCGAGGGTGTCTTTGATGATGCTCATGTTAAGACCCTTAGAAGTGTGCGGACGGTTATGAAAAGATTATCCGGCTCGCCCGGCAGGCTGTCGTCCATCGGGGCCAGCCCCTGCTCGAGCCGCATCCGGATCAGCCGGTTGGCGAGGAACGACAGCGCCAGCCGGCGGATGCTGATCTCGGCCTCGAGCAGCCAGCGCTGCTTGGCGACGTAGCCGACGAAGGCGTCGGTGTTATCGGCGTTGAGGTCGAGCACGCGGGCGGTGAACTCGTTCCACTGCGAGAAATAGAGCGGGTGCTGTTTCATGGCATCGTACTCGGCGCGCTTGTACGCCCGATAACTTCGCATCTGTCTGGATTGATCCTCTAGCTGCTGCTCCATCGGTCCGAGCTTCATCGGCGCATCGTCCTCCGACTGCACGACCAGGCGCTTCTCGGCCCGCTTGCGGCTGGCTTCCAGTCTGCGTTTGGTGGCCTCGACCATCTGCTCGGCGGCGAGCTGCTCGAATGGATTATCGCTCCTATGCATTGGTGCTCTCTCGGTATTTGGCTCGCTCTTGGGAGATGGTGCGTTCACTGCCAATGGCTCGCTCACGGCTTTCGGTGCTCTTCGCATCGCTGGCTCGCTCTAACATAATGATGCTCTCTCGTGGCACGGCTCGCTCGTTCGACTTGATGCTCTCATTACCGCCGGCTCGCTCCTGAATTTTGGCGCTCTCAAAATCATTGGCTCGCTCAGAGTTTTTGGTGCTCTCCGTGCTTCTGGCTCGCTCATTGCTAACGGTGCTGTCCCGAACTATGGCTGCTCGCTTTCTCTGGTGCCGTCACGGCCAATGGCTCGCTCCGGCTCCTCGGTACTCTCAGCATGCCCGGCTCGCTCCAGTTGCATGGTGCTTTCAAAGGAGGCGGCTGATGCTCGGTGGCTATGGTGCTCTCTCTTTTGATGGCTCACTCTCCTTTGATGGTGCGCTCATTCACCTTTGGCTCGCTCCTTCTCTATGGCGCTCTCATTGCTTGTGGCTCGCTCCCTAGATGCGGTGCTCTCTACAGTTCTGGCTCGCTCTCCAGCCGTTGGTGCTCTCGATCTTCTTGGCTGACGCTCGGCTCGCTTGATGCTTTCAAGAAGATCGGCTCGCTCACTTCTCATGGTGCTATCAAGGTATGCGGCTCGCTCTCTTCCACCGGTGCTCTCCGAGCGAGTGGCTGACGCTCGCCTTCCACGGCGCTCTCGGCTAGCTTGGCTAAACACTCGTCTCATGTGGTGCTCTCAAGGGGTCTGGCTCGCTCCCGCTCAGTGGTGTTCTCAGAGAGAGTGGCTAGTTGCTCTCGTTTTACGGTGCTCTCCGTAATCTCGGCTCGCTCTTCTTCACTGGTGCCCTCTAGATTACTGGCTCGCTCTTCTTCACTGGTGCCCTTGTCCTTCTTGGCTCGCTCCGGGCTTATGGTGCTCTCACCTGAAATGGCTAAACCCAACCCTTCCTCCGTAACGCCTCCGTCAGTCCCGGCACCAACTCATGGCCGGGCATGGCGATGAAATGTGTATGGTCCTTCTGAGCAATGGCATACGGCGCAGACGGCAACTCGCCGAACTCGATAAACCACCAGACGCATTGCAGGTGCGACAGGAACAGCTTCACCGTATAACGGCGGGCGCGGGCGTCGATCTGCGCCGGCGGCAGCCTGCCGCCGCTCAGATGCTTGAAGGCGTCGGTCTCGGCGCGAAACTTCTTCTCGGTCAGGATCTCGGCAGACCGCGCCACATAGTCGCCGGCCTCGTTGCGGGCGACATACTTGGCCTTGTGCTCGCGATACACAGCGCCGTAGACGCACTCATCCTTGTTGCTGAACTTCATGAACGACTGGCCCAGCTTCCAGCACAGGGTTTTCAGTTCGGCATTGAACGGCCGCTTCTGGCCCTTCTCCCACTTTAGCGTGGGATCGAGGCCCGCGAACCGCCAGATGTGCCCGACGGTCGGCGCCTTGCGGATGTCGATATGCGCCAGCAATCCCGCGGCAATCACCGGCCCGATGCCGTAGTTGGATTTCAGCCACGTCCCCGCGGGGTGGCTGTCGCTGTACTGGTCCAGCGCCCGCTTGATCTGGCCTTCGAGCGTCTCGCTCTGCCCAGCTAGCCAGCCGATCACGCTGTGCGGCTCTTCTTCCATCGCCCGCACCTGGTTGTGGGCGCGCTTGCGGTCGTCTTGCATCAGGTAGTAGGCATCGACTAGGTAACGCGCCTCCATGGTCGTCATGGTGCTGGATGCCTTGATCAGGTCCCGGCTGAGGCGGATGGCGGGTTCGCGGTGTTCGATGTCGGTAGTACTCATGTGTATTATCGCTTTCTGTTGCGGCTAAACCCACGGTAGAGATCGGGGCGCAGCTCCTCACGCGGGACGCCGGTCAGGATCTCGATTTCAATAAGCCGTTCGGCAGGGATACTTTCCCACTGCCCAATCGCCTGATGGCTGATGCCCAGCATGCGACCCAGCTTGCGGTGCCCGCCAGCAGCCTTTACGGCCAGCTTAATTCTCATTCTCATATCCTTTGGCATTTTGTACTTGCCATCCTCCTTGTAGCGTGCCACTAATGCTTCGGCAAGTCAAATGTACCATTTGGCACAAATGAAAGGAAGTGAAATGTCTGCCGCCATCGTTAAGAGAAAGTCAGAGGAAAGGAGCCAGATAGCCAGACCGCTAAAGGTTCTGGTGCCGCTGATCCAAGAGGAAATTATCGCCGGGAATGAAGCCGGGATGGAGCACTACATCAGAGCTGGGAGAATGCTCAACGAAGTCAAGGACAGCGGGCAAGTCGCCTACGGTTCATGGGGCAAGTGGCTGAAGGTCAACTTCACACTGAGCCAAGCCACGGCGAACGACTACATGCGTATCGCCCGCAAGCAGGAAGAAGAGGGTTCCAGTTTTATAGCAAGCTATAAAACTATCGACCAAGCCGTCGGGCGCGACCCTCGCACCATCAAGTCAGTCACCAAGAAGAACAAATTAAAGTCGCTGTTTGACGGCGTTGGCAAAGTCAACGTCACCCGCATGTCCGACGAGCGCAAATCCCGCGACGACGAAATCAAGCTGCACCGCGACCTCGCGATGCAGCTTATTGACTTGGGCTACCGTGCATTGGCGACGCGGTTGCACCCTGATGCCGGAGGGTCAAGAG